AAAAAGTAAGAAAAGGTTTAATTGACAAAAAGAAGTATACGACTTGTAGACTCAAGAAAAGAGTGAAGTCAAAGTATACTGGTAGACAGGCTTGTATTTACGTTGGGGGTAATAAAACTTACACACTAATGTATGAAGATAACTGTCCTAGTCAATATCGTTGTGTATATAATCCAGGCAGTAAAGAACCAAACATTGATGATGTTCTGGATAGTCTGAATAGTATTAGTAAGTAATTAACGAGCACCAACCATAGCTGCACCGTCTGTGATACTTTGAGTTGATAGAGTTTGACTACTTGATTTGGTACTGTAATCTTGATTATTATTATTGATAATAATTGTTTCTGCACCACCTTGTTTTCTCATTTCAGATTCACGAATCAATCTTTCCATTTCTTCTGCATTACCTTCTGCTTTTGCTTTTGTATATGCACCAGCAAGACCAGCATCTGCAATCGCCTGTAAACTTTCTTCAGATACTTTAGGTAACATTCTTTCGCCTGTCTCTGGGTCAAGACCAGCAAATTCATAAACCTTATCTGGAATAACTTTTGATACTTGAGATTTAATCCATCCCATAACACCACCATCTTCATTCTTAGGTGACGGAAGAATAGAGCGTAGAATACCTTTCAACAATCCTTTAGCAGCTTCTGCAACATTTGCTACACCAGATAGTAAATCTTCTATAGGATTATTTTCACCAGTAAATACCCCTACAATATAATCAATCGCTTTAGATACTAAATTAAACGGTGCTTTTACAATCTTCATAATTAAATCTGTAAAACTAAAACTATCAATTGCTTTAGAGGCATCTTCAAATCCTAAGAAACCTATAATCATACTAACACCTTTTTTCAATAGGTCAAGGGGTATTCCAATTAGATTACCAATCATTTTAGATAGACCACCACCTACACCATCAATAAATTTACTTACAATACTATCACCTTCTGACTCCTTAAACCCATCAACAAAACCAGTGATAAGGTCAAACGCAGACATGACAATAGTTACTGGTAAAAATAGTTTCCCAAGTGTTGCACCAAATGTTCTTGCAAATCCCATAATTTTACCGATAACACCAGCTTCACTAGTCATACCAGCAACACTAGTAACAGCACCTTTTATTCCTTTAAAAAAATCACCTAGACTTGTACCAATACTTTTCATACCTCTTGTAAATTTACCTACAGTCTCACCAATCCCTTTGAAAAACTTACTCTCTGCAAAGAAAGATTTAATACTGGTAGACATACCAGTTAGTTTTTCACCAATACCTAAGTTAAATTTTGGTAACTTTGTTGTATCTATTGTAAACGCACTTTTTATTCTGGTTATAAGATTAGTAAATGATTTACCAAACGCACCATCAGCAGAGAAAAATGTTTTTATACCTTTAGGTATTAAACCTTTAATAAATTTTGCAATATCATCTCCTACCGCTAAGAATGATGTAAATGCTTTCCCAGTTACTAATTTTATAGCTGCAATTTGTGCTTTGATTTCTTTAACAAAACTACCAACAAATGCAGTAATTATTCCACCAATAATACCTAATGGTGCAAGTAGACCCATACCACTTTCTTTAGCATCAAAATTTTCAAGACCTTCTGCTAAACCTTGAATATTTTCTGATATTTTTGCAAAAATACTATTTTGATATTCTCTTTCTCTTCTAGCTTCATTATCTGCTTCTACTCTTTTAGATGCACCAGCATCATCTGCCTTCATCTTTTTATCTGTCTTCATCAACATCTGTTGTTGAACACCAATAAGAGAATCTAAAGGTCTAGTTAGTGTGTCACCAAATTTATACAGACCACTTTCTATGTCGTATTTTTCTAAGTTAAGACCTAGTAAGTTTTCTGCACCAGATTTTAATTGTTCACCATATTCTTTTTGTGCATCAAGAACAGACTTTTGATATTTCATCTGTTTGAACTGTTCTCTAGTTAGTCCAAGTCGTTCACGAAGTAAGTTCTGTTCTCTTCTTTCTTTTAAGGCTGCAAACGCTTTATTAAATAAAGTTTGTCCAACTGCACCTAGAGTAGAAACGCCTGGAATAGATGCAAACGCACTAGTAAATGGGTCAAGAACACCCTTCTTTAAATCACTACCGATTTGCATTGCAATCTGTTTTCCAGCAGACTCATTAAAGTCTCTCAACTGTGCAGTTGCATTTTCTAAATTCTTAGACGCTTTTACTAGTTCCATGTCAGCCATTTAATTACTTCTTTTTATCTGCATATGCGTTTGCACCAAAGAAACCCATGACGATAGCAGCAACTGAAACAAAGTAAGTCGCAGCCATGTCACCTAGAATCTTAGATGCTTGGTCTAATCCAATCCAGTTTGCAAGCACTACTGCAAACGGATATAATAACATACCGAATAAGGAGAACCAAGCCATTTGACGCATTGCATCTCTACGGGCATCAGCATCCTCAAGTTCTTTTCTTTTGAATTCCAAATCCATCTCCATTTCTTCTTTTGAAATGTGACCATCACCATTTGTATCTTTTACTGCGACCTCTGGGTCTACTGTAACTGTTTTGGTCATTTATACTTCCTCTCTTGCTCTCTAAGTCTTTGATTTTCTTCCTCTACGAATTGTTTCAACATTGCAACGTAGATTTCCCTTTCCCACGGCATCATATCATCCAACTCTGTTATTGACCACTTATAGTGGTTTACTAAACTAAAATTAGTCTTGTAATATGATGCAAGACTATCATGCGAAAGGGCTATGCTAAAAAACTTTGCATCCCTTCCAGATGCACTTTATTAACATGACCAGTATTTGGGTTTTTTACCTCTATCGTATGTCTTAGTTTAGGCATAGTATCAAAGAACTGTTGTACTCCCTCAAATTGTTCGGTTGTCATTTGTTCAACAAAATCTTGTAATTCCTTATCACTCATCTCATCATAAACTTCATTCTCATCAAAAATATTTACTAAACAAGCATTAATGATTCCAAATGTAGTATCAACGGCTGACATACCTTCTTTTCCATATTTTGCAATATCTACCATACTAGGATATTTAAATGTCATACCAATTTTATCTGTAATCATAATTTCTTTCTTATGATTAGGTAACTCTGATACTTTAATATCCTCCAGTTTGACTACTACTGGAACTTTTGTCTTACCATCATCTTGACATAACATTTCAAGTTCAACTTCACTACCAACTGATACAGTTCTTAGTTGTAAGAACATATATTCAATATCAAAAGTAGGCATCAAATGTACATCTTTCATACCATTAACACATGATTCAATTAATTGACACATAGTATTTGCCATCATATTTGGGTCTTTTGACTCTTGTGCAATCATCAACATTTTTTGTTCTTTTACCAAGAACGGTCTAAATTTCACCTTTTCCTTAGTTGATGGTACTTCCATCTCATAAGTTGGTGTTTCAAGTTTAGGCAAAGCCATAATTTATTCTCCTATCTAATAATTAAAATAATCGCCTCAACACTGTAGGCACTCTAGATTGTATATTTCTAAGAACTGAATTTTTCAGTATATCTTGAAGAGTACTATCTAGATTTGCCTTTTCTGGTTCAGTTGCAATATTCTTCCAATATCTATATGCAAACTCAACCGACACTTTATGGATTTCATTATTACTAGCATGACTGTAACTAAGTGCATCTACAGTCTTGGGAAATACTTCCATTAGTTTACATCCAAAAGTTCTTTCGTCTTGTTCATTCAGTTGATATATTTCAACTGAACCAACATATTCTTTGTAGTAATTAATATTGTATGTATATGGGTTATATGTAATCTTTTGCCACTCTTCAAAGAAATATCTTTCTGCGAGGTCAGAACCACAGTAAAAAGTTGCTGTTACTGGTGCAAAGGTTTGTCCTTGCACTATTTCATGAGGAGGCCCATAGATGTTCTCATTACTACTTGTTCTTAAATTCCTGCCTGGGATAGTGATTGAATCACAACGGAATGATATACGTCTTGCAGTTTCACCATGCAATTTTGATATGACATTACTAGATAATGCAGTAGGCCCTGCATCTTGTTCTGAACCATTTGTCACACCAGTTGGTAAAAGGATAACAACTTCATAACGATTTGGTCTTGCATATCCATCTCTGGATGCGTTATGTTGTAAAAACGCATTTAGTCCACCAAAGACTGCACCACCAAGGACATTTGAAAAGTTAAATTTTGACATTAAATCATCTTCCTTGAGTCACCCCAGACCTTATTCTCACCAGCCTTCTTAAATCTTTGTACTGGTAACATAATTGCAGTAAGATTATCTTCACTATCAACCTTTCTAAACATAGACCTTGCATATGAAAACAAGTATCTTTTAATTGTCGGTTTGGTCAATCTACTATTCTCCACTGCACTTACACTTAATTTATCTTGTCCAGCTGCATCCAAAAGTCTTGCTCTTAACGCATACGGTAGATAGTGGAAATTTAATCCATAGAATCCACCCTCTGCTGGTTTCAAGTACATAACCAATGGAAATGTATCATAATATGGTAACTTCTTTGCAAACTTTGGTGCATAGACAAACATATTTAGGTGTTTAGGGTGAGGTGTTTTGTTTAGTTTACCAGAACGTAATAACTCTGGAACAGATGGTGTTCCAAGCTCTTTGATACGGTTACGATACCATGTAAATGGTTCGTCACCAGTTTTAATCTGTGCTGATATTTTATCAAAATAAGTTTCTTCTGCCATGATATTATTTATATCCCAAGTTCAACTTCAGTCAGTATCATAAATTCCATATTCCTATCCTTACAGTATTCTACTGCATTTTTCCATTTCGCTTCATTGGTAACCCAAGTGCGAACTTCATTGAGATACTTCTTGGTCTTCCTTTTTGGTTCTCTGGGGGGTTTGCATTGTGCTTTTGGTTTGACCTCTATGACCCATTTTTTATATCCAGTTGGTGTTTTTACCTTTACATAAAAGTCTGGAAAATATCTATGTATTTTACCATCTAACGGTGAACGGTAAGGAACAAAAAATTCTTCAGAACCCCACTCCACTATTTTTTCATTACGGTCACAATATACCATAAACTTTCTTTCCCACAAACTTCTATAAATAATATTAGAAGGGTCACCCTTATACTTTTTGGGATGGGTTGGTATATATCTTCCACGGTATGCCATGATTATTCACCTAAATAGTATGTAACTAAGGATATTTATAAAGATGGTTAGAGGTTTTCTAAACGAGATAAAAAACACTGCTATTAACAAGGCAAACACTAGAATTAATAATATCATCTCAGATGCATTAGGGGGTGGTAGAGTTGATGCGTTTGGTAAAGGTGGCCCAAGGGTTGGTTTAGATAGAAGTCAGTTTGCAAAAACAAATCCATTTCAAGGAGAGAATGTAGCATATCCAGAGGATATCGGTGCTGATGACCAAGGACACTTCATGATTTTTGAAATCAATGAACAACAAAATGCAAAGGTCAAATTCACACAAAGAGGTAGAAATGTTCAGAGAGCAGAGAAGTATGGTGCAAACGAATTAACAAAAAAACCACCACAATCAGATTATTCTGATTTTGCACCAGCAAGAGAAAAAACATCCATTAGTGTTCCAACAAATCCAACTAAAAAACTCGCAAGTCAAATAATCATGTATATGCCTGCAACTGTAGGTGTAACGCAAGGTGCTCAGTATGGTGAAGTTGAAATGGGTAAACTTGCAACTGCAGCTGCTAATGTGTATAAACAAGGTGCATATGGTGGTGTGTTCAATAAAGAATTTGCAAAGAAAGTATTTGATGAGGCAGGAATTGCTATGTCGGATGGTGCAGAGACAGCACTGAAAGGGGCCGCAGATATGATTGCGCCTGGGGCAAAAGCTGCTATTGAACTTGCATCTGGTAGAGTTACTAATAACAGATTAGAAATGGTATTTGAAGGTACTAGTAGACGGTCATTTAGTTATACGTTCAAGATGATGCCTAAGTCAGAAGCAGAAGCAGAAAACGTAGACAAAATCTGTAGAATGTTTAGATTCTATATGGCACCTAGTTTTGAAGGTGACCTTAGTTCATCTAGAACTATGATTGTTCCTGCTACGTTTGATATTTCTTACTACTTTGGTATGGGTAAAGAGAACCGTTTCTTAAACAAGATATCAACTTGTGTATTAGAAAGTGCTAATGTCACATATGGTGGTGAGAGAGTACAATTCTTTAGACCACATTCAGATGGTTCTGGTGCTCCACCAGTAGAGACAAATATTGAACTACAATTTAAAGAACTGGAACTTATTACCAGAGAAAAACTTGCGTTAGGATACTAATATGTCGTATTTTGATATGTTTCCAAATATCTATTATGATGCAAAGGGGAATGGTAAATTTACTATCCAGAAGAACCTTTTATCTAGATTAAAACTTGTTGACAAAGTTAAAGAAAATATTCTTGGATTTGATTACTATGATGTGAAAGATGGTGAAACACCAGAGATGATTGCACACAAGTATTATGGTGATGTTGGTTATCACTGGACTATTCTTTTAGTTAATGACATTGTAGACTACTACGAAGACTGGCCTATGAGTGTGCAGAGATTTGAAGAGTTTGTAAAAGAAAAATATACAAATCCACAAGCGATACATCACTATGAAATCAGTCAAACATCTGGGGATACCACAGTAACAATTGATGTTGGTATGAATACAACTGATTATCCGTCTGCAACTGCGATATCTAATTACCAGTATGAAGACAAATTACAAGAGAAGAAAAGACAAATCAGACTCATAAGTTCTGATAACATAGAGGATTTTGTAAAAGAGTTTGAACGTAAGTTGAACGAGGCATCATAATGGTTGCAAAGGCAGAACTCCAATTTGCAGGCGAGTTTCTAGTTGAGGAATGTAAAATCATTTCTACAACTGGTCAAATGTTTGATATTAATCACATTGTAGAAGAGATTAACATCTTTGAGAACATCTATACGACTGCAATCAGTGGTGATTTAGTTATAAAAGATACCACCAATATTATCAAGAATATTCCTATCATTGGTGAAGAAAGATTAATTCTAAAAATACAAACCCCACAAGAAAAACCAGAACCAGATAGTACGATTGATTTTACACTGTCACCATTAATTATTTACAAGATTAACTCTCAACAAGGACAAGGTGAATCATCCCAAGTCATATCTTTACAGTTTGGTTCGTTAGAAGGATTTAGAAATCAAACTTGTAGAGTATCACAATCATATAGTGGTCAAACAAATGAAATTGTAGAAAAGATTTTGAGAGATACAACCTATCTCAATAGTAAGAAATCTTTCTTTTTTGAGCCGACTGCAAATCTAGCAAAGATTGTTTTTCCAAATATAAAACCGTTTGCGTGTATCAAACATTTAGCAAATATATCTAACTCTGGGTCAAATAATTCATCACCATCCTATCTGTTCTATGAGACAACTAAAGGATATCATTTTAGAACATTTGATAGTTTGTGTAGAGAAGAACCTAAGTTCTATTTTAAAGAGACTGTGGGTGCAGTGCTGGATGAAAGAGGTACAATTAATCCACAACAAAACTTAGATAACATTGTAGACTATCAAGTGGTTTCTGCAAAAGATACTGTTAAAAATTTAAATAGTGGAATGTTAAGTTCTAAATTAATTACTCATGATGTGTATAACAAACGACTTGATTTGTATAAATACAATTACATAGAGAATTTTGATACCGATATCCATCCAGATAATGGGGAGTCTCAACCAATCATCTCAGCAGCAAAAGACCCAGACAGTAATAAAAATTTAGCAGAACACGAAGATACAAGATTATTCGTGACTTCAACTGCATCTGGATATTCTTTTTCAGAGAATGGTAACTACCCATATCAAAGTGACAATCTAAACCAGACACTTCAAAGAAAAACTGCAAGAAAAGAACAATTTGAGAACGGTATGATTCTTAACGTAGAAATCAATGGTCAAACATTTATTCAGGCAGGAGATAAAGTGAGTTTAGAGATTGGTAATACCAGTACAGTCACAGATGAGAAGGATGATGTAAATTTAACTGGTAATTACATTGTTACACACCTAAGACATTCTTTTGTAAAGTCTAAACAATTAAAACACCAGATTATCATGCAAGTTGCAAAAGATTCCAGAAAAGGAAAACCATTTGCAATGGAAGGCATACCAGACACAAATGATTTTGGCCCAGATAAAAATCTATCAAAGTCAATTGATGTATCAGCAGGATACACTGCTGGAAGTGATTTCACAGTAGCATAAGGAGAAAAATGTAACAACAATCTATATCATGTTCAACCATTATTTTTAAGAGGGAATGAAATGACAAGTAAAACTAGACTGAAAATGAAAAAATTTACTAACCTACAAAGACAAGAGAGAAGGATTGAACCCA